CGGATACGTAAAGTTGCGAGCACAAAAGAACTCTATATACAAACAATCTGAGATTATTTAAAAGTTAAGATTCCTTCTCACATCCATGAGAAGAAGACCCAGGCGATTTTGACCTGGATAATTTAGTTGAACAAGGGGTTCAGCGCCCATTGGAAGTCCGGCCGCCCAATATGGATTGGGTGTCCATTCCACCAACGTCGCGTCTCCTGTTTCCTTGAGCTTTTCGGCTAGGGACCGATCGGAAAATTTCGATTGAAGCAACTCATACATGATCTTCGGTTTGGCCTTCTCCCAAGCAGCAGAGGTTTTTACACCCTTGCCCTTGGCTTGAGCCTGACCAGGAGCACATGAAAAGAAAACATCGGGGGCCAACTTGCAATCGTCATGAAAGATGACTTTCGCAAACTGGTAGGCATTTTCAACAGAATGAAACTCCATTCCTTTGTACATGACTTTACAACGATGAAAATTTGAAAGAAACTTATGGGGGCGACGTGAATTGAAAAAGATCTTTTCACGTTTAACAAAAGATTCACAACCAGATGTAAAAGGTTTCGAAGCATCACGAAATATAGCGTCAACATCAATAGAAGCAAGAAAGTGAAGACCACAATCAGTGGATCTCAATTTTGAAACATACCAATTGAAATATTGACGACCCCAAAATGCAGCACTACGTAAACAAGTACGCAGTGTCGATTTGTAATCATCATCAGAAGCACCAGTGAACATCCACATGGGAATCTCTTCAATCAGTTCCTTTGGTAAGGGACCAACAAAAAGAGCACGCGGACCTTCAAAGTTGTTAGGAATGAAAGATCGAGTAAGAAAAGTCAATTTATCAAGAGGAATAAACTTCACACACTCAGATTTGTCAGGAGCGGTAGCAGTAATGCCACAAACTGAAAGAATGGGAGGTATAGTTTCACCATTGAACCATTTTGCAGCATCAGACACAGTACAAATAAAATCATCACCATAAGCATGAATAACACAATTCGAAACGAAGAAATCACGAGTAACAGGAAAGCTATTTTCAGCGGCAAGTTTAATCCAAGCATAATAAAGCAACAACCAATTCGCAATGGTATTGTAGATCGTTGTCATTGTGCACCCAGAAGGATTACCTTGTGGGTAGTGATAAATATCACCATCAATAACAACGAAATGGTTGAAACTTTCAATTCCAGAACAGACAACATGTTTACGAAACTCAGCAGGATAACACGAAGCAACACATTCAGACACGGATTGCAATAACATCAAAGATTCAGAAGCGTCAAAACCAGAGTAATCAAAACCAAAATGATAAGAACCAATAGCAAGATGTTTTGAAATCATATCATTCCACTCAAGGCCTTCAGGATTAACACCATAAGCATGCTGCATTTCAATACGAGCAGCTTTGAATTGAATGACAAAGTCCAAAAACAACATCCTATCAGCAATAACTTTTTCCATTGAACCAGCCGTAAAAATTCGCGTCTTGTTCTCCAAAACTCGTTGAAGATCACGACGTTCATCCTTGAGTGTTCCACGAAACAAAC